AACTTCTTTAGCCTCTTTACCGTATTTACTTCTTCTAGTTAGATTTTGTTGTGAAATATACATAGCACTAATCACATTCAAAATTTGGGTGGTTGCGTTGAATTGTCCTCTAGCAATATCTTCAGGTTTCATGGCTGCAATTTTCTGTTGTTCTTTTATAAGTTCGTCTCTTTTTGATGAGTCTAACTTTGCAAATTCAGAAAACTCCATAAATCCATCTTTAAATTTACCAATCACCCCAAATTTTTCAGCTACTTCATTTGGTATACTAATTCCAATTTTACCATCTTTCATTGTTGAAAGATTCTTAATAAACTCTTGTTGTTCTTTAGAAGCCTCAGGAAATATTGAACGTATTTGACTCATGGCTTGGAATTGAACGTTAGCCTTAACAGCTAAACTTGTCAAATCTCCCATTGATATACCAAACGTATCGGCCATTGCCTTAGCTCTTCTTAGGTTCGCACCAGTAACTTCAAATCTACCTTGTGCTGAATTAAATGTGGCTAAACTTTTTGATGCATTAATTAAACTTGTTTGTAAACCCTCAACATTATTTGTCGCATCGTAAATCATTCTTAATGGGTCACCAAAATCACCTATAGCACCACCAATCATTGATAAATTAGCGGCCATATCTATTGCCTTATTTGGGTCAAATAAATCGTTGGCAATTTTAAGTGTGTTATCCATATTGAAATTAAGGGATTGTGCTTGTTGTGACATTCTTGTTAAACCAGCAACACCTCCCTGAAATCCAAACTCATTTAATTTACCTATATTTTTAACTAATGTTTCAGTTAACACCTTAGCGTTTAATCCCAATTCTAATGTTTTTTGACCCGCAGAGGTAATTGCTTTAGCCGCGTCTTGTAAACCAAAACCAACATTTCTAAACGCCTCATTGTTTTCTAATAAAGTAGTGGATGATTTAGTGTATGCTATCGATGCTAAAACCCCTTCTTCAATGGCTTCTTTACTATATAAGGCCATTCTACCTGAACTTGTTAATAATGTTTCGGTACCCTTTAAAAAATCATCAACAGTCATACCAAGTTTGGTTGTGGTAACCATTGCATCACTCAACTCCTCCCTCATGTTACCACCTAACTCACCAACATATGTTCCTGATTTGTTTGCTACATCAAATAATCTAGCTTGGGTTTCTGCCAAATCTTTCATTATATTTTGAGCAGCACCTAACGCACCTCCAAGAATGGATTGTAATGCTCCAGAAATATTTAAATTTGCTATATTACCTACACCATCTACCACCGCACCTAAAATACTATTTATTGAACTTGTACTAATTCTATTACTAGCATTACCTAATTGGTCATATAAAGTTGCGGTGGCAATTTTAGCAGCACCTTGAAGAGTGGTCTGAACCACACCAATCATACCATTTGCAGCATTACCAATACCGTTACTAATATTACTACCAGCATTTGCGGTGGATTGACTAGCTAAACTACCTAAAATACTTTGATTACCTCCATTTACAAAAGATTGAGCATTTGAACGCCCAAGACCAAATTGGTTCTGTAATATTCCTTGTAGTTGGGTTTGTTGTGCAGCGTTTAATCCATTAGCCATTGTGTCGTATTAATATATTATCTATAAATAGTTTATTGGGAATTTTCTTCATTAATAAACATGATAATATTAGTACGTTCGTGTATTGGCATAATAAGAAGATCACTATAGGTAAATCCTCTAGCCACTAAATTGGTGATAGCTGATATTTGTTTTTTCTTATATTCCGTAGAAAGGACGAAAAAACTCCACCCCGAAGTCAATATAAGCTTTGACTGTGTCTCCTGACGGGGTTTTTACATCTATTGACAAATCAATGCCTGGTTTATTTTCGTTTGAAAATTTTCTAAATTCTTGAGAATCTTTGATTGGTAAATTTTGAATAAACTGATAAATACCCATTTGGTCTCTCATTCCATCAACTGACTTAATCATCATTTCAAGTCTCTTTGTTGTTACAGGTGCAACCGCGGTAGGTGAATTATCTCGGATTTTTATTAAATCCTTTTCTTGTACATTATTCAAATACTTAAAAGTGACATTCTTCTTTGAACTTTTCATAAAATATGAATATTCTCCGTTTTCATCAGGTTTTAAGTTAAAATCTTTAACTTTTAAAATTGATAGGTCTAATGTGAATTTGAATGGTAAGTTAGTTTTAGAATCAATCATCTCCATTTCGTATTCACTACCAAATGCGGTGTTTCTAAGAAATATCAATATCGCTTGTCTATCTTCATCAACCAATTCATCAATATTGAAGTCTTTATCTAATATTTTTCTTTTAAGTAACTCTTCAATTACAGTATCACTCTGTAATAAGTTTGGTGCTACCAAGATATTTTCATCGGATGCTGTTAAGTAAGCAACCCTTAAACTTTTTTTATTATTTGAGTAGAAAATACCTTTACTTGGTAATTCCACCACATCATAAGAAATTGTTGGGTCTATATTATAATTTTCCATATGGTAAGTTTAAACTATAATTATCTAAAAGTAAAGTTTCTATAGAACAAAAAACCGATACCCTAAAATAGGAATATCGGTTTCGTATGTGTATTTGTATTATCTTAGTAAACTTGGATACATCTATCCATTCTTAAAGTACATGTGATTGTCGCCAATTCGTCTCTTGAGTAATCTAAATCTCCAAAGTTTAAGTCTTGGATGAAAGTACCTTGTAAAATCCATTTCTCAACCACAACTCCCGTTGGGTCTAACATCTCAAGTTCAATATCTTTCTTATAACCAGCTGCATATCCCATACGACCTGTTACAGACTCCGCATGTAAACGGAACCATTCCATCAACGCTTGTGACGCTGAAGGTCCAATTGGGTCTTTAAATGTTACTTGCATCGTTTCCCACTCAAATCTACCAGCAACATAAGTTGAGGTGTTCAAGAAAGGAATTGCTACTGAGTTAATTTTAGCACTAGGTCTTTTAGCCGATGTTACGTACCATTCGTTGATACCCAATGAAGATGGGAAACGAACAATAAATCGGTTTTGTCTTTTCGGTTCATATGGAACCGGCATTTTCATTAATAAATCTGCCATTTTGTATTTGTTAAGTTTTTTTTCGTATTATTTACTTCTTATAAATATGTCGGTATTTGAAATAAATTTTTTATTAGTATTTGACTTTGTCAATTATTTTTCGTAGTTTTTTACAGGCTCCAGTATTAAGTTCCAGAATAAACTTCTAATAATAAATATAATAAAAACCAGTTCTAGTATTTTCTAGTATATACTGGGTTTACGAAGTTAAGATTTTCATAAAAATAGGTTCCTCGTGGAACTATGTGGAACATTTCCTTTATTTTAATCTTTTATATTTATATGGTATGGATATTATACTTTCAGAAGAACAAACAAAAAGATTGGTTAAATTTATAACTGAACAAGATGTTCTTACTAATACAATTAATAAGGTTAAAAATTACTTCAATGGGGATTCTGACACTCCTTTATGTGGTCAACAGGACATAACAAGTAAGTCTAAAAACTGGAAACAATTATATGATATCTTATTAAATAGTAAATTAATTAAGAGTGGTGAACCGATGTTGATTGTTTGGGGTCCAAATCAAACCATGTATTATACTCAAAATGGTAAAACGTTAACTAAAGAAATAAGAGTTTCAACGGGTGCGAAGGGTTTTTCTAATAGTGAAGATAGTGGATCAACCGCCACGGGGTTAATGAAGGTTAGTAACAAATATAAGGCACCAAGAAAATATCAAGTTTTAGTTTCAAAAACACCTGTTAATTTGGTTTTAGGCCCTGATATGCCAGGAACTAGAAAAGACCCTAAAACGGGTGAAATTCATGCCGCAGATGTTTTAACTGGTATTTTAGAATTAACTGGTTTAGAAAATTGTAATAAAAACGTATATAGTAGGTCAATTTACGTTCATGGAACTAACAAAGAGAAAGGTTTAGGTGGTGCACATTCTAATGGATGTGTTAGAGTCTCAAATGATAACATCTTATACCTATTGAACGCTGTTAAAATTGGTACAAAAATATACGTTAAACCATAAAAAAGGGTACCATTTCTGATACCCTTTTCCTTTTATATCTCCTTTTAGATTAGATATTGTCAAATGAAGCTCCTGTTGGAGTAATTACGAACTCAACATCAATAAATTCAAGAGAACGAGTTGGTTTGATATAAATCTTACCTCTCAATGTGTTTGCGTCGATATCTTCAGGGTCGCTAGACACACTTACACGGAAATCGTACAAACCTCTTTCTTTTTTGATTGATTCTAAGATAGGATTTACCAATCTTAAGAATTCTTGTCTTACTTGGTCATCGTTTTGTTCAAACAATAATCTAACAGCGACTGCGGAAATTAATTTTCTTGCTCTTAATAATAATCTTCTTACGTTGATTCTATCCAATGCAGATTCTTTAATTTGAAGAGTTTTGTTACCCCAAATAATGGTACCTGTATCAGAGAAAGTTGCAATTGGGTTAACTCTTGATTTGTATAACTCATCTCTTTCATCTAAAGTTAATTTTTTAGATGCTCTGATTGCGTTTACAATACCTCTTGAATAACCCGCCACCGCGAACCAAGGATATGAAATATTGTCTGTTAAAGCAATATTCTTTAATACTTCACCTGTTGGTGGAACATATAATTGTGTAGCATTATCAGTATCTCTAATTTGAATCCAAGGCCAATATGTTGCAGAATAGTTAGAATCGAAAGCTAAATCGTCAATAGCATTTGCCACTTCGGTTGATGAGTTTAAAACATCAGGACCTGGTGAATTGATAATATAAATCGAATCCGCTCTTTCATTTTCAACCATGTCAATTGCTGCCGCAACTAATGACTCGTGATTATACCAGTTAATACCTGCGGTTGAGAATACGTTAATATCCACAGCTTCAGGATTTTGGAATGTTTGTATACCTTCTAAGTAAGCGTAATAATCTGAGTTTCCTGCCGCTGTACTGAAAACACCACCATTAGATGTGTCACCAGTTATGTAGGTATTTTTACCGAATATATATTCACCACCTAAAGTTCTTACTTTTCTGTATATGTCCCAACCATCAAATCCACCGCCTAACGCAAATGTGAATTTACGATAATTGATGTTAGTTAATTTATTAGTTGTTGGATTTGTTTGACCTTCTAAATCGTATGTTGTTGTTTGGTAAATTTGGTCACCGCCAGATGTTAAAATAGAAGATGCATTTGTTGATAGGTGAAAACCATAAGTTGCACCATTTGATTCTGATCCTTTATATTTTAATAAATCTGCGTCGTAAGACGAACCTTCTTGTGTTGAAAATCCTAAAGTTACCCTTTTAACCTTATCACCACCTGATAAAATTTCAGTACCGTCAGCCTCATAATACATTACATCACCTGAATTGTAATATTGAGTTTTGAAAATCACATTACCTAAACTTGAACTACCAAAAGCAGAATTCTTAACAAAACCTTTAAAACCTGCAGGGAATGCGTTTGATGGTGCGTTTTCTGACATGTTTAACATGATGTATTTTGAATTCAACGTATATTGACCATCAGATGTACCCACTTTTCTTGCAACATAACCCGCAACATCAGGGTTCATTGAACATCTTGTGAATTTTTCAAGAACTACTTGATTGTCGTCAGTATCATAGAAATCACGAACTAATATGTCAAATTCACCTGTTTCAGTGTTAATATTTGAAATTGAAACTTTAACTTCTGTGTTTGCAGACTCACCATCTGAAATTGTTATAACCTCAAATAAATCATCTACTTTATTACCACGAACTTCAGAAACAACCATAGGAGATATTGGTGTGTCCCATTCTCTTAGGAAATTATTTCCTTCAGGATTTGTTGCTAATGTTAAACTTAAACCTCTAATGTACCCCTTTTCAAAAGCAGATTTTAAGAAGTTAGGATATTGTTCATACACGTAAATTGGGAAATCGGTGTTATTTTTATCATAAACATCGGTACCTAATACTTTAGTGATATATTTTTTAGATGTTGAATCTAAAGAACAATCAAACGATTTAACTCCACTAGTGACACCTGTTACATTTAATGTAAAATCAGCAAGTGGATTATTTTCTAATCCAACACTTACAATTGAAACTTTGTTTGTCGCTTCAACTTCTAAAGTTAGAGTTTGTCCTGAATAGACACCTCTACTCCTTAGTGCTGCAACAACAAAATTGTCATAATCAGTATTTTTTATTGCAGAATAGGTATATCTTGTAACATCAAATACAGTTGTACCACTGTTGTACTCAAATAAGTAACCGTAAATTTTATCTGTTCCGTTTGTTAATGAATTATACCATTCTTTATTGTTAATATTATCATCGTTAAATTTTCCGGTTAACGGAGATACTTTTTGAGTACCCGTTGGGTTAGGGTCGTCAATCATACCTAAAACAAACCAATCACCATCATTTGAAGCGGTATTACCACTAAAATTTTTGAATATGTAATCGGTAATTGTTGTTCCATCTACTGATGTTTTACCTGATAATTCTGAATATATTGTACTACCAGTTAATGAAGAAAATGGGGATGGGTCTAATGTTGTGCCAGTAGTACTTGTAGGTGTTGAACTTGATAGTTGCATTCCACCAATGGTTTTAATACCATAAGTCATACTTGGTTTATATCCCGTTTTTCCAAGAATCCTTGATACAAATAATTGATTTGATTCTTGTAGATAAGATTTTGCAAGATAAGGTAACTCATATTTTGGTTGACCCGCTCCATCTTTTTCAGGGGATGTTGTTCCGAAATAAGTTCTATACTCATCGAAATTTGAAACTAAAATCGGTTCGAAGGCTGGACCTTTTAATGTCTCACCAACTAAACCTAATGTTGTAACCCCCACGCTTTGGGCCACGAATGTAAGATCCTTCTCTGATGTATAGACACCTGGAGACACGAATACTCTGTTTGAATTTGCCATTGATAATTATTTGATTAATTTTTTTTATTACTTATCTATAAATATCTTTTTTTTTATCTAAGTTTTCCGTACTTTTTTTCAAAATATAGTAATTTATCTTTTTTTATCTTTATTTATCTTTACATATGGAAAACAAATCAAAAAACGTAAAAATCAGTGAAAAGCACCATGAAATGTTAAAAGTCCATTGTGAAAAAAACGGACTAAAAATCTATAAAATTTTAGAAAAATGGATAGAGGACTATTGTAAACCTAAAAAGAAAGATATGTACGGTGATGATTAAAAAAAGTAACTAATACTAATTTTAGAACCTATAACTGGATTGTATAAGTATTGGATTTGTTTATCACTATAAATTATAAAACCTCCATCATCCCCCTCTTCCACAAGTTCTTCTTCCGCCAAACCATTGGTTTCAACAGTCATTAAACTATTAATAGATTGTGATAAGTTAAATAGGGTTGAACCCGTATAAATAAACTCTTCTTTTCTGAATTGAATTAATTTACCTGTATTATCTAACATAACACTATTAATACCCTTATAGTATTGTATGGTTATAATTGAATTTGGATATAAAGTTTGAAGAAATGTAATTTTAGAAGTAAATTGAGTGTGTGTAAAATCTGTATTTTGTATTTGAGCAATACCATTTATTGCAACCGAAAATAACGTTCCGATATTCTCACCAACACTAAATTGTGTTTCATCACCGTTTGATACAAATGATGTGGTAGCAATATTGACCGCTCGATTAATTTGGTTTGGGTAAGTCTCTTTTATATATTCGTACATAATACATTATTTTTTAATATAAATAACCTATAGAAATTTTTGAATTTATTGCCGGTAAACCTAATAATTTAATAGACTTCACTACAATATCATTTATGGTTACATCATAAATTTCATAACCAATATTTTCTCTTTCCGATAAACCATTAATCTCCACTGTAATTATTTCTGTAAATTCATAACTTGTAGTGTAAATTGGATAATTGTCTAAACCTACAGGTTCATCTCCTGTGTAATTAAATTCATCTCTCGTAAATTGTAAAATTTTACCATTATCACCCGCAATTTTATTACTTTTACCTTTATAATAAAGAATTGTTACGGTGTCACCTTCATTCGGAAAAATAGGTTGTCCTGAAGTTTGAATAAATTCAATTTTGGAAGTGTAGGCAATGTGTAAATAATCTACATTTTTAGTTTGAACCACACCATTTACTAAAACATCAAATAATACACCAATACTTTCACCCACACTGAATATTTTTTGTAATCCATCTGCAACCGATGTTGATTTTTGAACCACATTGTCTTTATTAAAGATTTTTTTACTTTTTAAATTAGTATCTACCACAAATTCAAACATGGTGAATAGTCTATTTATCGCTGGCTTAACTTCAAACTCATCACTATCAATTAAATAACCCAACATGGTAAATGAATAGTTCTGCATATAGAATCTTCTACCTTCTAATGTGTCCATAGGGGTGTTATCTTCTACTTTATCTAAAATAATTGGGATGTAATGTCCTTTTATCGTTGTGTAATCTTGTCTTGACGCGAAATTTTGTAATACCTTTCTGTTGAATTTGTTTATATCTCTAAACTTATTACAAATAATAATAACATCATAAGATATGTCCACAGGTATTGGTTGTGGAATGGTATAAATGTCAGCACCTAAAGCGGCCCCATCCCAAGTGGGTACGGACGCATAATATATTTGATGTCTATCGGGTATTGTTCTTTGTACTGATGGATTTGTACCTAACTGAACTTCAGGTCTTCTAATGATAGCGATAAATGGTAATTCCATATTCCCGTCCTTATCAGAAAATTCCCAATTGTTGGCAAACTCACCCCATCTTTGTATTGTTAATATTTTATCAATCACAGGAATACGATGACCTTCAGATTCAACAACGAATGTTTCATTTACATAATCTAACATACCTCTATCTAAATCATCATGTAATATTGAGTCGGGAAGAAACGTGTC